GGCATCAAGCGTGGCTGCATTGGTGTACAAGGCAATCTTGAATGAGCCAGACGTAAAGTTGAACGACCCGTTCATCAGCCCTGTTTTGAAGACGTTGCACGCCCAGTTTCCTGTAAAAGCCATCAGGTCACCGCCTGTCTAAATTGCCCAGACCTATACGCATCCTGACGCTCCATACCATCGCCCAGACGTTTGGCAAGCATCAACGCTTCTTTGTACTTGGCATCGTAGCCCATCACAATATCTACTTCACCCTTCATGAAGGTAATAGCTTCAACCAATGAGCCATACAACAAGACGGTATCAAAGTTGTCCCCAAGCCATGTTTGCCCACCAGATACGGTGGTGATGGACTCAGGGTAGTAATAGTAGTGAAGCTCAGCCGTATAGCTTGTATCTGGAGTTGGGCCAAGGATGAATGTCAATTCATTTTCAGATGAAGACTGGGGGCCAAATAACGCATAGTACGCTGGAACTCCCAGATCAGTTGCCTTAGGGTATGCCTGACGAATGAAGTTTACGTCTTTATTGAGTAAGAACACTTGCCCATCAGTAGTCTCGATTGCTATTGAATACACAGCCAAGAAATCATTTGGGCAAGCTAGGTACTTGTTACTGCCGGTAATTGTTCCCTGCACGTTTTTGCGCAGCGATGGAAACTGAACCGTGTTGTATATACGTTGTTCAGCTTGCGTGATGAACGTGTTGATCTGCGTAGTCGCAGAAACAGTGCTACCACTTGCAAGGTATACATCGGGGAACTGATTCTCCGTGTATGTCTGAATCGTGTTATACAACGTCGTGTAGTTCATGCCATCGGGCCTCTAGCCGTCACGCCTTTGGTAGCCGCGCCTGTACCACGAATTTTGATGCCAGTTGTCTTAGGCTCACGAGTGCGGTCACCAAGTGAAACACGTCGAGCAGGTATGCTGCCGCCGGGCACAGTTTCATTCGCTGCCAATGTATTTGGATCAGGGCGGAAGCTGCCATTATTTTGCGACTTGACTTCCCCGCCGCTCATGGTATGAGGCTTGGCATAAACGTCAGCATTGCCAACTTCTTTGCCACCTTGTTTCATGCTGAACTTAGCCATTATTTGCCCCTTTGATTTGCAACGCGAGCCATGTTGCGTCCCATAGACTTCATCATGTCAGTTGTTACGCCGCCCTTTTTAAGCTTCAAAGAAGTACCTTTGCCGCCTTTATGTTCCTGCGCGTCATGTTGCTTGAACGCTTTTTTAATCATGGCCTTGTCTTGAGACTTATCCATTTTCATATCTTCTTTGCTGTCACTTTTAGCCATCATTGACTCCTTAAGTCGTTGCTACCGTTACTGTACCAATTTGCACGAACATTGCCAAGACATTTGGCGTTAATCCTGCATCATTTGCCCGCGCCCCGCCAACCGGGTTCCAGCCCCACTGGAATATACGACTGCCGCCCCCGTTTTCGCCGTCTGCAAGTACGCCTGAAACTTGGTAGCTTGTGTCCGGCCTTGGCTCACGCACTGCCTGAGGATCATTGACTGGATACATACCCAACTGAAGCTGCGGCTGATCTGGATCCCAGCAAGACGCGCAGACCTTGATCGAGTAAATCTTGGTCTTGAGAACCTGTTTGCGCAACTCCTGCAACTTGTACCGTTGCCCACACCTGTCGCATTCAGCAATTGAATATTTACCTGAGGCAAATCTATTTGGCATAGCTCACCTCAGTAAAACAACTGCCTTGGGACAAACCGGTCTGGGGCTTTCTCACGATCTTCTTGGGATGCCAGCAACCACTGCTGCTCGTACTCCGACTTCAAAAAGGCTATACGGTCAGGGGAAACATCAGGCCGCTTAGAACCAACGTAAAACGCCAGCCCTGCCACCATACAAGGAATCAGACGGTAAGGTATGTCTTGGATATTCACACCGCCGCCAGCGTCTTGGATACGGCGTAGTCGCCAGTACACGAACGTGTAGTCACCACCGGAGTTGGGGGCGGGCCAGACATTGATACAAGGCAGGTTCTGAATGTATATCGAGTCCCCTGTGGCATGTGTAGCCGCAGTTGTGTTGTTCTGTGCCCGAACGCAGTTTAGCAACTGGGTATCAGTCACGTTGGTATATCCAATTGTCTCAGTGCCAATCTTGACAAACCCAGTAGACGGCAGATCTGCGGTAGAGGCCACATAGATCGTGGTGTCCGTGGTTGACACACTGGGTGTATTCCCACTTGCAGCTACAGTTGTAGTAAGCGTCGAGTTTGTCTTGGCTGTCTGACGGTTGATCCAGACTTGGATTGGACGTCCGGTTGTTAACTTGTTGGGGATGGTGGAGTACGTCGGCTCAGAGATGCGGGAAATGTTGATGTCCGTCTGAGTCGCTGCTGTGCCGTTGTTTTGACGAATGACATGGTCAAGCAAGTCAATCGTGTCTGCTGGTAGCGGATACACCGGTTGCCCCGTCACAAGGGGTATAACCCCCTCTTCCACCGTCCATAAGTTGATGCCACGATTTGCCCACTCGATGGTGAGCAAGTTCAGTGAACGCCGTGCCGTACGAAACTCATAACCAGTACGAACCTCTAAACCCGCCCGCTCATACGCTTCCTCAATCATCTCATTGAGGTCAAGGTCAAAGGTAGCAGTAGAGGACGTATAGGCCATTATTTGTGTCCGTCTGGTTCGATGTCGTCTTCGTGGGTGTACTGCTCATGGGGAACGTCATCCAAGAAAGCAGCTATTGCAGCTTTGTCTTCAGGCTGAACTTCCATAGAAGCAAAGTGGGCTTCAATTTCTTCTTCTGTTGGCTCGTCCAAATCTTCTGGCTCAGGCACAGGTATTTGGCTCAAAAGCTTATCAGCCAACGCCAACATAGCCGTTTCCGGGGATCCGTGCATGGCTTCATAGTGCATTGCATGAGCGCGGATTGCGTTCAGCAACATTTGATCTTCTTCGGGTTCAAGAGTGAATTGAGACATGATGTTTCCTTTATCTAAAATTTGCTGTTTTCTTTGCTACGCTTTTGGGTTGCGCCACAAACTGCTTGCCTGCTTTTTTACCAACTCGTTTTGCTTTGGTTGTTGCAGCATACTCTGCTGGTGACAACGACTTGATAGCCGCTTCAGGCAAGTACCTTTCGCCTGTCTTGCTTGAAGGCTTCCCTGACTTGGTACGCCACTTCTGGTCGCCCCAGTTTTTTAAGGACTGTTGCGGCGCTTTCAATCTCGATAACCCCCACCAGCCGCCTTGTACTTCTTGGCAACAAGTTGCGCTTTACGAGCAGACCACTGACCTGCGCCAGTACCTTGGGTAGCCGCTGACTTTACCTGAGACACAATTCGTTTGCGCAACTCTGGTTTGGTGTAGTTGCCCGCAGCATTGACACTCCCGCCTTCCTTGTATACCTTGACCTTGTTCGGATCATCCTTACGGGTAACCGTTTTGGCCTTTGGCATCTTAGAAGCACGGATGTCGCCCATGCCACGACTTGCCATCATTTCTTGCCCCGAGCCATACCACCGCCACACATTACCATCGTACCCTTGGTCTTACCACGCTGGGCACAGCCATCAGCACGGTTGGAAGCAGAAGAGACTGACCCACCTTTGGCTTTTTTCTCAACCTTGGATGGCGAGTTCTTCATCATCTCTAACCCAAATTTCAACAGGCCTTCACCCATAGTTGATTTGGTTGTTGACGCTTTTTCAGCTTCAAGAGCAGCTCTTTTGTCTCTGTATTCTTGTGTAACAGAATCAGGTACAGGCGCATCAGTACCGCCAGACTTGGCTTCCTTGCGATACTGCGCAGCTTTCTTGTCGTCTTCAGTAGCCATGATTTAGCACATCTTTCCGCGAGTCTTACCCCGCTGAGCAATACCATCACCACGACTGGAAGCCATACCGCCTGAAGCCATCTTCTTGACTGTGCCGCCGCTACGTTTTGCCACAGGTTTGTTCTTGTCCTCTTTGGCCCTACGCGCACGGGCCTCTGCCGGGGTTTCAAAATTACTAAAGTAATCAGAAATACTAGAACCAACCTTTTTCACCTTGTCATAAGCGGCTTGACGGTTTGCGGCTGCTTCTTCGCTCGTCGGTACATTACCGGGATTCGACTTCTTGACCTCAGATTTTTTGATCTCAGGCTTCTTAGTTTCAGGCTTCTTAGTTTCAGCCTTCTTGGTACTAGCATATTTAGACATCTCATCACCAGAACTCGACGCATCTGTACGTTTGTTTTCAGTCTTAGCCGGTTTTTTGTCTTCAGTCTTAGCCGGTTTTTTGTCTTCAGTCTTAACCACTGGTTTTTTATCTTCGTAAGAGTTAGTGTTATCCTGATCCACCTGTTTACCAGTAATCGTAGTATTACCACGGCGATCTGAAGTATCGCTGTCAACACTGGACTTTTTAGCACCAAAATTAATGTTTCCGGCAGAAGAAGTACCTTTGCTAGACTGGAAGTCACCTTTATAACTGCCGCCCGAGCTATCTTCTGATGAAGATTTTGGTTCTGTAGATTTGCCAATGTAATCAGCTACTGAGCTTTTTGTTGGTTCATACTTGGTATCACTGACGGATGCTTTAATCCCTCTAGTACCAGTACCAGCGTCATCAGAAGACCCACCTGTGATACGGTTCCAAAGACCTTTTACAGCATTAAGATTTGATTCACCAGCTTTTTGACGCGCATCATAGCTACCGGGGGTATATACCCCAGTTCTAGGATTAGTATCGCCAATCTCATCGTCAGAACGAGTACGTACGTTGGTTGTACCGCCGACTAAATTGCCCTCAGCGAAACGTCTTGATTTTTTCATCGGTTTTGCCATGATTGCTCCTTAGCAGACTCTGCCGCCCTTTTTCATGCCTTTGTTACCGGGCATGGAAACTTGTTTTGCTTTGGTTTTACCTTTGGAAGCAACGCCGTCAGCCGCTTTGTGAGCCGCAGCCAGACCACCTGTTGCCATCTTCTTGACGTTACCGCCCTTTTTCATCATGCCACCAGCAGGGGCAGCAGGCATAGCAGGAGCAGCGCCCATTGCACCCGGTACGCCTCTACCAGCACCCATGCCACGTTTTTTAGCAGCCATCATTGCCATCATCTTAGGATCCATCTTTGTAGCCATCTCACCACCTCTTTTAAAAGTTTTGCCTTTGTCGGCAGTTGAAAAATCTTTACCCACGGATTGTGGGATTCCTACCTTCTTGGCAAACGCTGGATTGTGGGCCACCGCTTCCATAAAATTGTGCTGCTTCTTACTGCTGCTTGGCATCACTTCCCCGCTTGAATAAGCTGGTCAATTTTTGCTTCAAGGCGATTAAACCTTTGGTCAATGTGGTCAGTAATTCTCTGAACCTCTGCATTAGTTGTGTAATCACGGGCAATCTCCTCACGGGTTATGTTGAGTAGTCGCTCAACTCGTTTGACATCTTCAAACTTTTCTCGAATGAAGAACCAAAAGCCGCCAAGCAAAGCTGAAAGGCAGGCAGACCAGATTGTGTTGATGTCCATTAAACAAACCTGCCTTTTGTTTTTCCTTTGGTAGCACAGCCATCGGCTGCGCTGACATAACCACCTTCTGCACAGTTCCATGCTCTCAAGGACTTATTAATCCTCGAATCTGGATCCCTTGCTGTTTCTGCGCTCGTTAGTTTCGACTTCATGCCTTTCATTCGGGCGCAGAAAGAGTCTCGCCTGCTGCCTCCCTCGGGTTGTGGAGCTTTGAGATTCATCCCTTCCTTCTTCGCGGAGGCCCGCCCCTTGGCGTTCAAACCCCCGTTGGGATTCTTCCCTTCTTTCCGCTGCCATGCTGGAGTTGACATACATCAAGCCTGTGCTTCTTTCCAGCTCAAACGAGCAAGAATAGTTGGTGTTGCCGATGCAACCACGTTGGTGGCGCAAACATAAATAATGTCTGGGCCATCTGGGTATTGGTTTGCAAATCCGGTAGTGACGGTTGCGGAAGTACCACCGCCAAGAATAGAGTTACCAATGTCTCGCACTTGGATTAAGTCCAAAGTGGTCTGTCCGTTGGTATTGGTGTACGCAGCCGCAATAGACTCACCACCAAGCAACGTGCCAGAGTTCAGAGTATTAAAAGCAACTTGAGCCAGTGAAGATGTGTATGCAAGTGAACCCAATGAAACAGGAGATTTCCAAGTAGACCATGTACCACCTGCTACATACCCGTTCAAAATAAGAGTAATCAAAACAGGGCCGGAGGTCACAACACCCAATTCAAATAACTGCAATTGCATACGGTTGATAATTTCTTTTGTACCAAACAAACCTGTCTGACCATTGTCTGCGGATGGCGCAATACGAATAGCCAAAATTGGGCATACTTGAGTTTGGGTTGTCAGCAACTGCAACTGACTGTTTGTGCCGTAGTTAAAAATCAGCGATTTGTCATCGTTGAAGCTACCGTCCATGATGACTGATGAACCCCAGTGAGACAGGGAAGGAACAGTATCAGGAGAAGCAAGAGAGACTTCAACAGGAGCAGTTGCAGAATAAGTAAATGACTGAGCAGCGGCTTGTCCACCTGTTTGTGCGCGGGTGAGGCCATAGAAAAGACTGCCGTCATTACCTGTGTAGGCAATGTACTCGATGTTGGCTGTACCACCCGAACCCTGCACTTTGATAGTGCCAGTAGGAGGGAACTTGCTGGAATCCGCAATGTCAATAGACGATGGGCTGACAGTGGTAGAACCTGCATAATTTGATGCAGTAGTGCCGCCAAAACCACGGATACAACCAACCAAGTTATTACCTGATTTGCTTGCGTAGTAGATCAATTCATTGGTAATCTTTACCACACCTGTATTGTTGAATGTAGAGGCATCAGTTAACGCAATCGTAACGTCTGCCACAGCAATAGCCGCAGAGTTCGTAGTAGTTGTGGTTGTTACATTGGAGGTGGTGAAAGTGACTGGAGCAATACCAACCGACTCGTAACGAGCAGGTAAGTTACCAGAACGCATATAAGCTTCAAACTGTATATTGTTGTTCTGTATCTGAGTCACGTAAGTCACTACGCCATTGGTTGCACGGAAACCAAAACGAACAACACCAGCGCCGTACCAAGAGTAGTCGATGTAAAACATCTGCATCCGGGACAAGTCAATGTTGTACCCAGATGGGCCAGTACCATCACACTTATCTGCCCATTTATTTTGTGGGATGCGAACTTCAATTGTTTTGGAAACAATCGCGCCAGTAATGCTTGCGCCACGATACTCAGGCGTAATACGCAAATCTGTATCACTTGCAATAGTCACGACACGGTATGACTGACCACGAATGACAATAAAGTCACCGGGGGACAACTGAGTACTGAAGCGAGTACTCGTACCCGTCACTGTGGCAACACCAGTGGTAACAGAAACAGTACCATCTAATTGATTGATGGAGTTTCGCAACACTGCGTTAAGAGTCTGTCCGTCATACTCAAAGAACATACCGTTCTGGTTATCAAACAGACCAACACGATTTGCAGAGCCATACCAAGAGACTGGGGTTACTCGGATACCAAAACCTGTAGCTACAATGCCGGGGGGTGCTGACAAAGACGTATATGTGAATGTTGTAGGCGTTGGCACAGTCACGATTGTGAAGTTACCGTTATACGCGCCCTCATTACATCCAACCACTTGGATTTTTGCGCCAACAGCCAGATTGTGCTGATAACGTGCAGTTACAGTAATGTTGGTAGACGCAGCGGTGTTGGTGATTGAAGTCACAAACAAAGCTGGTTTCAATGATGAGCCAGTCGAAAACTGAATGCCTTTACCAGACTGGTAGCGGAAGTAACGACGGGACTGGCGGATCAACTGTTGGTTTGGAACAGCCGCACCAGCAGAAAAAGCTACACCGCCATCAAACGAACGAGGCTCAACATAACCAGCGGGGCGTGCATACAAACTTGTTGTATTTGCTGTGTTGGTCAATGTACCTGTTGGGGCTGTTGGAACAACAAATGTAAATGTGTTAGCTGTAGGAACAGTTGCAACTACCCAAGCTCCGTTAATTGCTCCACCGGCACTGGAGGTTGTATCCTTAACATAGATGAACGAATCTTTCGTCAAGCCATGAGCATTTGCTGTGGTGCAAGTAATGGTTGTGGTGACGTTGGTAAACGCTGAAGTTGAAGACAACTGAATACCAGCATTGGAATAAAAGTACCCCGGATACACATATGTCAATGCATCGTTGTAACTATTGGAAATAGCAACCGCATTGGTTGTGATGACGGTAACGCTTGTTGAGCTACCGGTAACAACCCACCACCATCCGTTTGCGTTTGGATCAGTAGCGTTTTGGATATAAAGCGGCGTACCACTTGGAATTGGAGAAGCTACACCACTTTGGGCAAATGTTCCGGCAATCGTCATTACTCTGGTTGACGCAGAGTTGTCGCCCGTAATTGAAGTGATACCGGTAAAGGGTGACTGAGCTATGTAATAACAGCTTTGGCGGTTATTCTGCAAGCAAATAGATTCCCACTTGGTCGGCTGTGTGCCATATTCAAAGTCGGTATCAATCAACGCTTGTGGTTGAGATACACGGAATTTACCCACCGGATCAAGATTGCTTGGGGCGGGAGTGATAT